GCACCCCGGTGGGTGCCACTACTATTTCAAAGATGAGAACTAGATCAGAAACAAACAACGTTTATCAGGTAAATACTCCTAATAAATGGTATTCATGGTATTGGGAGAACGTGGGTCCTAATAAGGACTCATGGACTTCACAGACCTTGAATGAAACGGGAGTTGCTATCGACAAAATTGCCGGTAGCTCCTCATCCGTTATAACAGATGAGCTGATAGCAGCCCATCGCATAAAGGAAGTCCATCACTCAAAGTCCAACATCCGGTATCTACCGGGTGGAGGCTTTGCTGATGAAGTCCACCGTATAAGTGATAACTATGGCGAATATAGGCATGAGTTTATCTCAGGCGAATATGCGTTGCAGAATTACTTGTGCGGTGCGTATAACTGGTGGCGGCTTTTGCAGCCATCAGATATTACTGTTAATTGGTTTGCAACTGACGACGCTCTATTAAGCTCGGCACTGCATAAGTTCATGGATGGTAATGAGGTGGATAACCTCACCAACATCCGTGAGTCTGGGCAGACGGTCGATATGGTGCGTTCGATGGGTGAAACATGGAAGTCGTCTCTATTATGGATGCCTAGTCGGCGTCTCCTAAAGAGAGGACGTCTCGTTCCTGACTGGAGTAGAGCAGCAAAGTTCTACGGCCGGAAAGTACGAGACTTGGTGAAGTCAACCCCTGGCGCTTTAGCCAATGGTTGGTTAGCCTATTCGTTTGGTATTGCACCCCTAGTATCCGACCTCAAGAAGATGGCGGTGGGCTTTAGCTCTTTACAGAGCCAGCTCGTTCGCAATCGTCATAAAGGTCAAAGGCGCATAGTGCATTCAACCTGCGGCGGAGATATCTCTGTCGCAATTAATGATGCTGTCTATGGCGCTCCCTACGGCATTGGCGATAGCACGACAAGACACCTGACTCTCTCTATAGAGAATATGAGTGCTTTGAAAGTTGCTACCGTTCATGGTAAGGATACGACATCGTATAATACGGATCTGTTTAAAGATCTTGATTATATGATGAAACGGTTCTTATCAGCTGGTCCAGCCTCAGCTCTATGGGAAGCAATTCCTTATAGCTTTGTGCTCGATTGGTTTGTCAATACCTCCGCTGTCATCGACAAAGTTGACAACTCCCTTACGGGAGGTGTTCGCAGAGTCGTAGATGGTTGTGTGTCAACTAAGTTAGTGGTTGAGGGTGTGAGCAAAGTGCTCCTCCCTCAGTATAACACTAACTATGTTAGGACACAGACCATGGATGGTAGAGAGTTTGGTAGGTCTGAGATTTCAGAATACCACCGATTACCTGCTCTCCCGTCCTTTTGGATTGGGAAGAGTGGAAGGTTCGGAAAAAGGCAGGGCTCCCTATTGGGTGCCTTGCTCCACCAAAAGGTGGCGAGCCTAAAGTTGCATAAGTAAATGCCCTATAGAGGGCAACAACAACGACGCCATTGTGCGTCATTTAAAACAGGGGGCAATGCCCCTATCCTAAACATGGACAATAACCTGGTAATGACTGGGATCGGAACCTTCAACCAAGTCTATAGTGACAAGGAAGCAGGTTCCAAACGCGCTAAGACCGGCGTTTCGCCGGGCCTGGAGCATATCCTGACCATCAAGCACACATCGTTCGTCGAGAACTCCACGAAAGTGAAGTACCGGCGCTCGGTTGTGCGTTTTGATCAAAACATCGTGATCGACGCTGTGGGCACGATTGCCCCCATCTCGATCTATCAAGTCGCCGCAGTTCCATTGGGGTCGGTGGATATCAGCGCTGCCGTTATCAATAACGTGCATGCGTTGACTGTCCTCCTTGCCTCGGGAATTGCAGACAGTACCCAGCTGGGCAAAGGCTCAGCGATCTACGTCACTGGTGAGCAGTAATGCTTACCAGAAAACGCAGGTCCGGTACTAAACTACCCTACCTGCTTTCCCTGATTCTGGCAGTGTGGTTAATCATAAGTGAGACTTGCGTTAAGCAAGTGGATCACCTTGATATCCATATCGACAGAACAGACGATAAGTAATAGGATAAGGAAACTTGAACAGCAAAGTCAGGTAAAAGATTAAGTCTTATGACCATGTTAATTGAAACATATCAGTGCCTGCTAGCAGACATATCTGAGAAATCAGTAGTACACCTTTCGTGTGCCCCTGATAGTATCACTATGAACTGGATCCTTGTAGAGGCTCCTAAGCTAGATAAGAAGTTGTTGCAATGGATAGAAGACAACGGGCAAGAAAAGCCTGTTTTTCCCGAGTGGTTAGAACCTCTCTGGTTACTCTTCGAGGCAAAACGCCGCGAGGAGGATCTTCGACACCTACATCAACTGCTTGTATTCTGCTACAAGGCCGAGTTTGAACCTACTAATGAGCAACGTGAAGAGGCTGTAAGCCAATTCACTGAGACCGATCTGAGTATAGAAGTGTGGAACGATGCCTTTAAGGTATCGTCAGCCCAACCACTATTCAGAGAGGCCCGTCGTCTGGTCCAGAGTGTAATCTACAATCTGAACTGGAAGGATATCACTCCCTCACATGGCCCTGGCTCGGTTTTTCCGAGTAGGCCCCCAGTGAATAAGAGTGACTTCCGCACCTTGTATCGTAAGCTTGAGCTAGCTTACCCCTTCGCCGAGTTCTTCTGTGGTCTACCATCATTTTGGTGGCAGGTCATAGTCCTCGGACAGGAGTTTCTAGCAGAGGGCGAAACGATATCTTGTAAACTTGCAATGGTCCCTAAAGACTCCAGAGGTCCACGCCTAATAAGCGTGCATCCCTCTGAAGCCATATGGATTCAGCAAGGTCAACGTAGAATCCTCGAGCGTGCAATAGCCCAATCCCGCCTAACGCGAAGGTTTATTAACCTAGACGATCAGACGGTGAATGGGAGGCTAGCGCTTGAGTCCTCGCAGTCTAAGGAGTTTGTTACCTTGGACTTAAAGGAAGCTAGTGATCGCATTTCAATAGAGTTGGTTCGTTACCTTTTTGGTGACTTTGCCTACTACTACATGAATGCGTCTCGAGCTGACTCGGTTGTATTACCAAGTGGACGTGCTCACGAGCTCCGAAAATTTGCGCCCATGGGGAACTGTTTAACATTCCCTGTGCAATCGCTAGTCTTCTGGGCTCTAGTTCAAGCTGGCATAGACTGTAAGTACGGCAAAAGCCGTGCAGAGGTCTATGTCTTCGGAGATGACATAATCTATCCTTCGAGATACCATAACGGTGCTCTGAATGGTCTCGTTCGTGCTGGGTTAGTACCCAACATTGGCAAGACGTTTAGGCTAGGCTCCTTTCGGGAGTCATGTGGTGTCGAAGCCTTTAATGGCGTCGATATCACTCCGTTTAGGTTGAAGGTAGCTAATGTCAACTCTTACTCAAACGTTCAGTCCCTATGTTCGCTTGCTAAACGCATGCGATTGGCGGGATATGAGCGTTGTGCGGCTTACATGTATTCACAGGCCCGGAGCTTCATGGGAAAATTACATTTATGTAACAACCCGGACGCTCAGGGTATCTTTGAATACACTAAGGCAGCTAGGGATATCTTCCTACACGGGAACGTGCGGTTTAACCGTAAGTTCCAACGGTGGGAGACTCCTCTAGTCCTGCTCCTAGCCTCTTTGGAGAGGCCAAGGAAAGATGAATGGTATCATCTGCAGGATTCACTACTCCACCTGACCCGTATGGGTGAGGCAGATAGTGATCGTCGCGCTGAGTACCCGAT